CCATCTGGAACGAGAAGATCCGTTGCCATGATGGCCTTACACCGCCAATCGGTGCTGTCCTCGAAAATCAACGGGCCATCGCCAATAAGGACCATCTCACGCTGCGAGAGCTGCATGAGGTAGTCGAAGTCTTTGTCCATCTTCTGGAGACGGTCGAATTCCTCGGTAATGATCTTCGACCATTCCTCCCGCTTATCCATGTCGTTGCCGTAAGCGGTGCGAATGTTGGCGTAGGTCGGAACCTCGGCGAACACATCGTAGAAGGCAGACATGGCCAACGTGAGGAACGCTTCCGACTCGCGGAAGTTTACATTGGTTCGGAACGCTTGGTTGTTACGACGCAGTTCCGCAGGATTGTACGGAGGATTGCCATCAACAAGACCGCGCAACTTGGCGCGCGTCACGTTCCGCAACTGATCGGCCATGATCAGCTTCTGGAAAATTTCGCGAGCTGATGCCGCATCGGCTATGCGCGTTTCAGGCGCTTTGCCGTTTTCGTTGATGGTTTCAAGCGGCAGTTGGGCTAGGTTTCCGTACATGGTCGTTTTTTCCAGCAGTGAGCCGGAAGGTTTTCGTTCTCTGTAGCGTCCGTAAATTTATGGAGTGTTTCAATGGGAAACCACACCATGCTTCTGATAAAGCAACCACAAAATTCACAGCTCTGAACCTGCTCATCATACGGCGTATTTCCGTGTTGTGAGAAGGTTTTTACGGCGTCTTTTAGAACGCGAGCATTACATCCAGTGCATCCGAGCGGCTTCCGGTTGAAACGGCATCCTGAACAGATGCTTGCGCGTCGATTTGCCTCCGCTTGATCGACTTTTCCGCCGCCGACTGTTAGGCCATGAAGCAAACTCATGCTGAATCGGATGACATCTCCAATTTGCAGCGATTTGCGGCCTTCTGGTTTTGGAAGTTCAACCTCGTTGTAGGCGCAATCTGCACCGTTACGACACGCATATTCGGTGATTAAAGTGTCGAGGTTGCTTGGAATTGAAATCGCGTTCGCTGTGTAATGGTTGCGGACGAACTCATGGAGCTGCGGCCATGATCCTCCCATAATTTCGATGCCAGTCTCTGGCACTCGGTAATGCCATCCTCCAGGGATAACCATGTGTTCGTTGAGAACCTTGTATCCAGTAACCTTGCTCATTCTTCGATAGTTTCGTCGTGGTAGATTGAATCGGCATCCCGAACGAGCTTTTCCCAGACTTTATCCATTCTGGTTGCTCGCGGTTCGAGGACAGCGGTTTTTCGAACTAGATCAAGCAAGACTGTAGCTGCGTCGGCCAAGTCAGGAGATTTGCCGGTTCGCTGCTTCATCACGGTCTTCGATTCGACGGATATCTTCCGCTTGGAATCGTCGAACATGCGCGCGCAGAACTCTTGCAGCGTCTCGATGTCCATTCCACCAACTCGCTCCTCGACAACCCATTTACGCATCGAGAACCAAAGTTCCGTCACTTTGCGGTCGTAAGCCTCATTGCATGGCCGACTATCCTCGTCGCTGACCGGAATGGCCGATGGAGAGCCGCCGAACTCAACGCGATGAACGACACCCCATTCGCGGGTTAGAATATCTGCAAGACCACCACCCTCACCGCTTGAATCGAGAGCAAACCTATCGGGCGACACGCCGCGCTTGCTGCACTCCTCTTTGACGCGGTTGGCTATCTGGTAGTGAACTGGCTCCGTTAGCTGAGCGTTTGGGGATATCTGAACCACATCGCCAAAAAGTATGCTAATTTTATCGTTAGCTGTGCCAACCTTGGCAAAGCGGAGAACGCATCTGTCGCCGCCAAATCCTGGGTCAAGACCGGCTACCGACTGAATATTCGTAGTAAACACCAACTTTCTTGTAGGTGTGTGCGTCTCGATGAGTGATTCGGACAGCACCGTCTTGACCATGCCGTCAGGACTCCAGAATCCGCGCGTGTACTTCCAGAACGTAGGGCTTTGCTCACCCTCATGTCGCATAGCGGATAACACCTGATCATGCGTTATAAGGTATGGGTACTTCGTTCGCCCTTCGCTGATGTTGGGCGACTTCATGCCGTCGAATCGTCGGCACATGCCACGTTCGGTCAGCCAATGCTGATCTTCAATCGTTACGCTGCGCCAACCCTTTGCCGGTGTGCAGAATCGACCGTGTGGGTCGTACTTCGATGCCGGATTGCCGATTACCAGCATCTTGAACTCGCGGCAACCTTTGGAAAGGTTGGTACAAGCCTCGAAAGCTGCTTCGGGCGTGTCCGTCGCTTCGTCGATGATGACCATCACTCGCTCGGCGTGAATACCCTGAATGTTGGCCACAGCCTTCGAGGTGTTGCCCTCTGCGACGGCGATAGCTGAAATCGAATGCCGGTCGTCGCCTTTGATAGCCTGTAACGCCATCTTCGAATCGACCATGTTGCCGGGAAATCCGCGCGATTTTCGAACAAGATCCTGAAGATTGGCCCACATACGCTTTCGGATCATCTTCGCGGTCGTGGATGTCAGAACGACGGTCGTCTTGGAAGGGTTGGCCAGCCACCAGACTGTCGCGAAAAGCGTTGCGCCAAAGGTCTTTCCGCTCGCACCGCATCCAGCCCAACCGACGTAATCATGCTCGCAGAGGCTTTCGACCTGAGCTTCCAGCCACGGGTTCCAGCTCATCTTCGGCCATAACATTTTCGTGGCGTTACGAAAATGTTCGAAAGTACCCAATCCACCCTCGTTTGGCTGGAGTCGGTTTCGGAATGCGTAAAGCTCTAGCTCAAGGTCGGGAATCTTGACCGGAGAACGAATTCCATACTTGTGCTGAATAAGTTGATGCTCGGACGCTTGCTCTGCCATAGTTTGGCCTTGCAATAGTTCTCGCTGGACTTGACGTTCTGCGAAAGGAAAATTATGCCGTCGCAACTTGTTTCTTCATCCGGCTGCTGCCAGCCTTGCGACTCCGAGCCGGTAGTCGTGAATATCCCCGGCCCTCAAGGGGCTGCGGGAGCCAACGGTACGAATGGCACGAACGGAATCGATTCGTTCACCTACACGACAGCCTCGTTTTTTGTTCCGGCTCTTGGGTCGAGCGTCCTTGTTTTCGTAGATAATACCCAATTTCTGCCAGAATCGGTTGCTGGCCAGTTCTTCGTATCGATTCAGGGTCTTGGATATATGCAGGTGCTGTCGGTTGATGGACTGCAACTGACGCTTCAAAACCCTGCTGCGGGTGTCCTTGGAATCGCCAACGCTGTTCCAACCACCCTGATTCCGGCTAATTCCCTTATCACTCTGGCTGGTGCGATTGGGGCGACTGGCGCTCCTGGTGCGTCGGGCGGCGCTCCGGTTGGCGCGTCGTACATTTGCCGCACTTCAGACGCCACGCTGACGAACGAGACTGCTCTCGATTCGCTATCTGCTGGCTACCTCAAGACTCAAGGATCTGTTGGATTTGGTGCTGTTTCGACTGTTGCCTCTGTTCCTGTAGCGGACATCAGCGGTGTTCTTCCGATTGCGAAGGGTGGAACAAATCTGTCCTCCACTCCAACCAATGGCCAACTGCTCATTGGAAATGGTTCTGGATTTGCTCTCGCAAGCCTGACCGCTGGTTCGAACGTCACGATTACTCCTGGCGCTGGAACGATTACCATCGCTGCCACGGGAGCTGCGGCGGCGTTCGTTTATGAAACTTTTACGCGGAGGGTAAGCGGAACTGTGGGTGCTGGTGCGCCGCAAATCGGCCCGAGTTTAACTAAGAATCCGTTTAGTTTGACAGAATTTCCGTCTGGATCTTGGACTGGAATTGATACCGCATCACGATTTACTGCGGCTACAGGTCGGTTTACGGCAGCTCTTGCAAGTTATTACCAAATAGATGTTGCCTTAATGTTAAGTGCAGATACGGGAACATCATCTACGGTTTCTTTTAAGATTAGAAAAAATGGAACGACCGATATTGGACCTGCAAATATTCAGTCAACAAACTCGACGGGTTTAGTTGGACCATTTTTTATTCAGTACATAGATCAGGCATCGATTGGTGATTACTATGAGGTTTTAGTTACGACTAGTTCTCTAAATACATATTACATTCGAGAGGGAGCTTCATTCTCAATCCAACGGATTCAGGCTTAAACCATGAGCGAACGCGCACCACGGAGGTACACGGACGGATCTGTCACCTTTGAAGGTGGCATTGATGCCGGTGTCATGCCGTCTGAGGTGGACAAGAATCAGGTGGCGTTTGCGGTGAACGCCAGCTTCCGGCAGAGTTTCATTTCTCCTCGCCCCGGTTTCGTTCAGAAGGATTACAATCTCTGCACGACGATTACAGCGGACAACGCTGAAGTTACGGCGGATCAAACCAACGTGACGGCTGATGGATGGTCGGAGAATTGTTATGGCTCTCAAAGTCTGACAGGCACATTCCAGTGCGCGCTTCCGTACATCGGAGACAACGGTCAGACGTTTATTCTGATGCTGATCAGTGGTAAAGTGTGGCTTTACGACTGCCTTCAAAATAACGCCCAGAATTTGACGGTTTCTCCGAATCTTGAGAATCCTTCCAACCTGCTTGATGGATGGATGGTTCAAGCGGAAAACTTTGTCGTCATTCAAGATGGATTCAGCAAGCCGCTGATTTTCAACGGAACGAATCTGCGCCGCGCAACCGACGACGAAATAAAGACTGGGAAGATGATGTCCTACGTCAATGGACGCATCTGGTACGCGCTTCCTGACGGGTTTTCGTTTCGAGCGACTGACATCGTTTATGGGGATGGAACGCGAGCCAGTGTTCTCAAGGAAACCGAGAACACCTTCCTTAATGAGGGCGGAGACTTCGCGGTTCCGTCGGATTCAGGAGGCATCACGGCAATGGCCGTCCCCGGCAATCCAGATACGTCGCTTGGGCAAGGACCGCTTCTTATCTTCACTCCGCGATACGTCTTCAGCATCCAAGCTCCAGTAGATCGTGATACTTGGAAGAACCTGAATTATCCGATTCAGGCTATTAGCTTGCTGACCAGTGGCGCGCTTGGCTCTAGGTCTGCCATCACGGTTAACGGAGACGTTTTCTACCGAGCTGTCGATGGAGTTCGCTCGTTCATCATCGCTCGTCGTTCGTTCAACGATTGGGGGAATACACCCATCAGCAACGAAATCCTAAATATCGCAGAGAACGATCAGACGAATTTGCTGTGGGCCAGTTCTGCGGTTGTGTTTGACAACCGGCTGCTGATGACTGGACAGCCTCGTTACAGGGCTGACGGAGTTATCCACAAGGCGTTGATGGTTCTTGATTTCGATCTGATTACCTCGCTGAGGAAAAAATTTCCTCCTGCTTGGGCTGGAATCTGGACCGGATTGGATGTGTTGCAGATTCTCAAGACCGAGAACGCTTACGGAGACGCTTGTTTCGCAATCGCTCGCGGATCGGACAACACAATCCAGATTTGGGAGGTCAGCAAGACCAGCAAGTTCGATTCGAATCTATCCGATCCAAAGAAGGAGATTCAATGGTTGGTTCAGACTCGCGCCTACAATTTCGAGCTTCCGTTCGGACTGAAGAAGCTCGATTCGGGCGACATTTTCATCGACTCGCTAGATGGCAACGTCGGATTTAACGTGGAGTATCGCCCTGACCAATACCCTAGCTGGCTTGAGTGGGCGGAATGGAGTGAGTGCGCGATTACGACGCAGTGTGATAACCTTTGTCCGATAAGCAACTTTCAGCCTCAGTACAGGCCGAAGATGCGGTTGCCGACTCCTACGGATATCCCGTGTAATTCCACGATCAGCACTCCGACCAGGAATCTTTACGAGGTTCAGCTTAACATCTCGATTTCCGGTTACTGCCGCATCAAGAGCATTCGAGTTCACGCTTACGACGTTCAGGAATCTGCCGTTGGCGAGTGCAGGACATTCCAGGGGTGCAAGATTCTTGAAGGTTGCGACATAAATCCACTTCTCTACTCATCGGAATAGTATGGCAAATCTAACGCTCATCACGCTCACAGCTCCAAGCCTTCCGTACAATTATTGTCCGTCCAACTACCAACAGTTGGCCAACGATATCATCGGAGGCACTCAGGCGACGTTCAACAGCGCGATTGGAAACTCGTTCTTCAACTTTGGTTCTACGACTCCTGCGCTGAACAATCAGGTTTATCCGTGGTTGGATGAGAATGGGAATTGGTGGGTGTTCAACGGCGGATATTGGGCGCGCCAAAATCCGGTTGCGGCTGGAAGTTCTGAGCGTCGTATTTTTGTTGGAACAAGCACTGATGTGCTGTCGTACGATGGCGGAGATGGAACTGTCTACTCTGGCAATCCTTACGCCGGTTCGATGTGGCAACTTGACAACGCGTTTGACGCTCGATTCCCGGTCTCCTC